CTCAACAGGACGAAGTTTATAAATCACTTCACTTCTTTCTGAACTTATATCTTTAATATTATCTTTATATCGTTCAGAAGAAATAACAGTTCCAAGTTGATTTGTAGAAGTATTAACAAGAACAGCGGCCGTAGAAATAACAGTTACCCCTGCGATTGCCCCAATATAACAAGTAGTTGAAACATCCCCTCCGCCAGCGTCGCCAATGTGGATTGCATGGTTTTCGCCTTGAATTCCTCCTACGTTCTGACCAATTAAAGTGTTGCTAGACTCAGAGCCTGTATAGCTAGTTCCAGTTCCGTTTCCAAAAAAAACGTTCCTGCTTCCAGATACTCCCCCATACCCCGACTGATTGCCAAAAGCATTGTTATAGTTTCCGCTTGTGTAAGTATAAAGAGCTTGATGGCCTACAGCCGTGTTGGCATATCCCGCTGAATTTTGAGAAAGGGCTAGCGAGCCAATAGCTGTATTAATTTCATTGTTTCCCCCAGCAAATAAAGCTTGGTAACCTACGGCAACGTTATCGTGATATCCGCTGCCACCACCATTAAAAGCTTGGTAACCAATAGAGACATTATTTGTTCCAGAACTAGAAGAGGCTGTTCCAACCCCAAGCGCCGTATTATAATCACTGGAGCCGTCTGTATAACCCGTCAAACTTGCAGGAACGGCTTGTGAACCTAGCTGTCCAGTACTTGTGTTGATGGTAACCATATTCGTATTGGCGACACTTACTCCCTCAATCCCATTGATAAAACAAGCAGCAGCGGAGTTATTACCTATTCGAATGACGTTGCTTTCAGAAGCTGTGCCATTAACATTATAGCCAAGGCAAATGTTGTTGCTTTCAGAGCTTGTATAAGCATTGCCTGCTGAGGTTCCAATTAAAACGTTTTGGCTGCCTGTGGGCGTTGACCCAGAATATGCCGCATATCCAATTGCAATGTTGCTGGAACCACTTGTAAGCTTAGAATTTGCAAGCCCTATTCCAATATTATAACTGCCACTTGTAATGCTGCTTAGGGTTCCCGTCCCAATCCCAATATTTCCTGCACCAGTTGTAAGGAGAGTTAGAGCCGCGGCTCCCATTGCAATATTGTCCGAAAGAGTAATAGAAGCGGCAAGAGCTAAATAGCCGACAGCAATGTTATGATTTCCCGAAGTGTTCGCATGAAGAGTATTGTAACCAAGAGCAACGTTTTGAACTCCTCCGCCACCAACCGTCGCAACTGCTGCCCCGACACCTAAAGCCGTATTATAATCACTTGAACCATCGGTAAAGCCTGTGAGGCTTGACGCTGCCGCTTGCCACGAAGGGGGCGCTCCGCTATTTGCAGTAAGCACATAGCCAGGAGTTGCGCTGTTGGCAAGTAAACTGGGAACCCCACTATTGCTTGTAATGAGAACCCCATTATTAGCACCAGTTATCTCACCAATGACACTGGTCGAACTGGAATAGAGCAGTTGATTGGCCGTAGTGGTTGTCGGATAAGTAGCTGTTGTGGCAACCCAGTTTGTTCCATTTGCCCTTAAAATAGTTCCTGTACCTGTAGCAACAGCGGGATAGGTAGCTGTGCTATAAGCAGGGTTCGCAGAAGCCCCTCCGGATTGCAAGACTTGCCCCGCACTTCCAGGGCCAATTGAAGCTATAGCGCTTGAAGCTCCTCCAACTAAAACGTCATATTGAGTTACAGTTCCAACGTTAGAAGGAGCTGCCCACGACGGAAGCGCGCTTGCCCCATTGCTTGTGAGGACATAGCCTGAATTAGAAATGCCTGTGCTTGCCGCCTGTAAGTTGCCTGTAGTAGTGGTTCCCCCGCATAGAGGTGCATAAGCCGTAGTGCTGGCGACCCCAGTGCCTCCAATGAAAACAGGAAGTGGCTCTTTACCGATATATGTCATTATAAGACCTCATAAGATGTGCCATTAAAGACAAGACTTGCGGATTCGTAATTTAAGTCGATTAAATATGTTGTAGCTCCATCAATAAGCACAGCGCCACCAACAGTAGTAATTGTGATATTATTCACGCTAGAATTGCCGCCTCTGTCTTTCACTACAAACATTCTGTAAGTAGTAGGGGCATTGGGAAGCTTTATTGTCATCGCGTGATTGGAGCCGCCAGCGCTAGTATCCCCAGTAATATAATAATCTGTAGCGACAGCTGTATAAACATTAGCAACAAGGGCAGCATTTGCATTTGTGTAATTAGTAAGAAATTGTGCTTGTGTCTCTTGAATGGTTAAGGTATTTCCAGAGCCGCTAGTGAAAATGTTTCCAGCAGTAGAAAGCCCACTTCCCGACACCCCTGTGCCCAAGACATTAAGAGTATTTCCTACTGGTACCGCCGCTCCTGAATTAGCGTCAAACGTAGTAGGAATCGCAGGAGCACCCCCAGGTACTGATAGGAAATACTGGCTCATAGGGCAACTCCTCCAATAAATCCTCCCACATAGAGACTACCGGAAGTAGGGCTCCCAAGCGTCTTAACATAAGGGCCATATTTTGCCGGGAGTACAATCTTATCGCTCTTGAGGTCGATAATAATCGTGGCGTCTGCAATCACTGGAAAGGCAGCATTTACCCCATCCCAGGACCACTGCACAGAATCATTTAGAGTAGAAACAATAACTATAATAACCATGGGAGCAGCAAAAAGTGCGCCCCCAATTAATTGGTAACTTGAGGTGAGCGCGGAATAAGCTATACTCACCTGTGTGAAAGGAACCGCAGTGTAAATATTATTAGAAAGGGCTCCTGAATAAACAGTCATATTTATTTCCTTAGTTAATAATATGGTAGTTCACTGTACTTGTGTCTGAAGAACTGCTGGAAGTAATTACAAAACTGGTGCTAGGTGTAATTGAACCAGAGGGTGCTGAGAGAGTCCCTGGGGTTCCTCCAAGAGTATTTGCACTTAAGAAAATGATTGAGTTGGCTGTTACAGCAGTGGTGCTTACCGTAATCGTTCCGGCTGTCATTGCGGCTGTAATCCCAATAGCGTCAGAAGCGGCAGTCGAAGCATGTATAAGTAGCTTATTCCCAGTATGAGCTAAGCTGAGGTTCCCATTTGTTGCAGTGATGTTTCCAAGTGTTGCCGTAAGTGTGGTCGAAGCGGTTAAAGAGCCTGTAACAGCGGTATTTCCGGTAGCATTACCAATGTGAACAGCACCAGTACCTCCGACGCCAATAGTAGTTACAGCTGCGCCTGTTGTGTTAATGTTGGTGGTGCCGGTAATTGAGGTCGTTCCAGCACTTACAGTGAACCCAGAGCCAGCAGTTAGACTTGTAGTTGTAGTTAGACTGCCAGGAGCGGTAATAGCCGAGGGAAGACTTAAGGTAAGTGTATGCGAGGCGCCGGAAGTGGTGATTTCATTAGCAGTACCCGCAACAGTTACATTAGGGTTAGGCGTTGCAGTACCAGAGTTATCTCCAGTTAGCCCAGTAAAAGTGCCCATTGAAGCGCCTGCAAGTAAGTCCCAAGTAGCAGTTCCGCCAGAGATAGAGACGCAAGCATAGATATTGGCATTGGTGTTATCTACGGCAAGTGTACCCGGTGGCTGGAGGTTGTTGGTTCCGGGAGCGCCTGTGACGGCAATCACATTTGCTGGATTAACGACTTGGCCCCCACCGTAGTAAGGGGTAGTGACTGGGGATAGTACAGGGGGCATAGAGGGAATCTCCTTATAAGTGTTGTAAACTTTATTTTAGAACAAAGTAATGTTTATGAATATACAAGAAAGAGATTGTTGCATAAAATAAGTGGCAAAAAGAGGAGACTATGGGGATTTTAGAACTTATTGTAGTCTTAATCACTATTGCAGGGTTATTTATCTGGAATAGGGCAGAAGGAAGGGCGGATATTAGACACATGGATAATAAATTAGATTCTATGAGAAATCTTATTGATGCCATTCGAGAAGAAACCAAGGCCATTCACATGGAGATGAAAGACTTTCATAACAGACTTTGTGAAATTGAGGAGAGGAGAAGTAAATGATTTGGCCTTGTATTTACACGATTCTTTTTTTAGCATGGGGAATTTATTGGAGTCTTCCTCATGGTAAATAAGAAACTTAAAGGAATAAATTTAGAAAAAATTGGAGTTTATATAGCAGCAGCTATGGGGTTTTGGACAATTCTAAATTCAATAATAGACCTAAGAGAGAGAACCGCTAAGATTGAAATAAAATTAGAATGTTTAGAAAAGAGGAACAAATGAGTTGGTTTTTTGCAGCAATTATCGCTTGGATTTTTTCAAAAATAGAATAGTTATTTTTCTTTTGAAATCTCATCTAATTCTTTGAATTGCCTTTCTGCCTTTATAAAATTACCCATATTCAAATTCTCAAGAGCACTCTTCCATTTTACTGCGATTTGAGGCTTATCTAGCAGCATTTGGTAAAGTGTTTTTGCGGACTTACTAAGATGATGAACTCCAGCAACTTTAGGATGAATAGCATATTCAGCGCCAAGTTGAACTAAATCTTTATATCCATCTGCTCTTGCTTTTTTTAACATAGCATATGATTTTTCTGTTGAAAGCAAATCTTCCGTTAAGGTTTTAAAATTATTAAATCCCTCTTCTCCGAGAATTCTTTTAAATGGCCTTGAAACATATGCTTTATCTTTAGAAAAGATATCTTTCGCTTTTTTATAGTCAATTTTTCCTTCAAACAACTCATTTAGGAAATTTTCTATAGATTCAATATCGTTTATTTCTTGCCATCGTTTATTGGTAAATTTAAATAACTTATTGAATTCAAAGTCTGGATATTCTTGTTCAATAGTATCTACGATTGCTCTGTTATAATCTAAGAGAGCTTCTTTTTTCCCTTCATTAAAAGATTTTGACTTCCCAGGTTCATAAAACTTAGCTAAATCTTGGTTATTTTTTCGGAATTGTTCTACAAGTTGTGGAGCATAAATTTCTTCATGAGGAATATTCTTGTTAAGTCGTTTAATTTCTTTTCGATAAGCAGTTTCCGATTCCCCTGGAGAAAATCCCTTGGTTTCTCTGGAATTATATCTTCTTCGAAAGACATCTCTAACATCTTGCGTGTGAATAGGAGTTTTTATGTCTGCTGCAACTTCTTCAACTTTTTCGAATAGCCCCCCTATTTTTTCTTTAAATAAGGAGTCTTCTTTCATTGCAGAATATGTTTTATTCTTTTTTAAAAGGTCTTCGGATAACGCCTTGAAGTCTGTTTCTATGGCTTGAGTAATTTTTTCGTATCTCTGTGGAGAAACTGTTGTAGGTTTTTTAAGAGTTTCAAATCTACGAGTGGTTAAACCAGAAGGTTTTGTCACTTTAGAAATATTTGGGGAAGGAGCTATTCCAGAAGCTACAAGTGCTGTTGTTTCTGCAATTCCTTCTGGGACCCCTCCTGCTTCTAATGCCTTAGCTGCTATTGGAGCTATGACAGCTGCTGTTCCCTTTTCTGGGAGAGTCCCTGGGCGTAAAGCAAATGCCGTTCCACCTAAACGCAATCCTTTTTGAAGCTCTGTTTTTGGTTGAAGAGGAACGCCAGTTTTTTCCTCAGTCCATCGTTCAACATTCTGTTGCGTAGGAAAAGACTTTCCAGCAGCTTCAACAGCTTGTAAGTATTTTTCTTCGTCTAATCCTTCAAAATTTTCCCAAGGAGCATCTGGAAACATCTCTTTTAATTTGGGAAGCCTTTCTTGCAATTCATCCCACTCAGCTAAAGCTTCTCCTTGCCCAACAAGAGTACTAATTGCTAGAGGCCAAGTCCATTTACTTGCGTAACCCAAGGGAAGTTGAGCTGTAGTTCTTGCGACACTCTTACCAAATCCCTCAGAAGGTTTAATTCCCTGTAGGTCATTTGCAAAAATATTGTTTTCAGAAATTTGAGAAGGTTGAGCTTGTGAAGATTTTGCACTCATTCCAACATCTGAGGCAAAAACATTTTCTTTAGATAAAACCATTATTTCTTAGGCCCTCTTAAATGGTTTATTGCTTCAAAATAATCGTCATGGAGTTTTTTTCTGTAAGACTCTAATTTTTTTTCTACAATAGCGGGAATTTTGGAACGAGAAACTCCTTGTTCTAACAATTCATCGTGTAGTCTGAGTCTTTCTTGTCTAAGTAACAACCCAGATTTTACAGATAAAGCAGCAGCTAAGTTGGCCTCTTGTCTAACTCCAATTTCTGCTTGCATTGATTGTGCAATTTTTAATTCATTACCTGTAGTATTTCCCCTGAAAGTGTCTTTAATAGTATGTCCCATTAATTGCTTTAGTCCATTATTAAATTCTTTAGAGCCAGGAGTTTCAAGCATATTTGTAATAGAGGCTGGGACACCTAAGTCTGTTGCGATATGTCCAATGTTTGACAAAGAAAGAGGGTCTACTTCTCCCGACTTTATAGCATCAATCATCTGTTCGCTTGATTGCATGTAATCATTTAAAGACTTTCTATCTGCTGCAATTTGCTCATAATAAGGAACTTGTTCTGTCTCTGCTAATTTTCGCTCTTCCCCACGCTTTTCTTTTCTAATCTCAATTCCTTCTTTCTGTTCCATCTTTTGTTGCTGCAAAAGGGAATTCATAGCAACTTTAGCGCCTTCAGTTCCAAACGCCGTTTCAAAATCTTGGTATACCTGAGGCGCATTAATCGGGGAAATATTTGGTAATGGACTTGTTCCTTCTGCCCCTTGCTGTTGAGGAAAATAAGATTGTAGTCTTTTGAGTGCTGAGCCTTTCTGGTAACCTTGGAGCACATTCCCAGCAGCCTGTTGAATATGAGGCATTAATTGCTCTAGGGGTGTAGGGACGTATGGGAGAACCTGGACCATTATTTACCTCTCTTTTTTCTTTTAAAGTCCTGCATTCCGGCAAGACCCGGCCTTGCTTCTGCTGATTGCCCGAGTTGAAGGCTGTTGCGCTTCTTGGAAGGGGGATTAGGCTCTTTTTTATAAGAGCGGTTCCACTCATCTACAGGCTCGTCTGGGACATATCCTCCGCGGAATTGGCGTTGATTTACGGTGTTCTTGGGCATATTACTTACTCCAAGGAAACTTAAAACCACCTTGCGCCCAACCACCGCCAAGCTGACCAGCAGCCCCTAAACCGCCCTGTAAGAGTGTTTGCCATAGAGGAGCTTGTCTTTGCATATAAGCGAATCCTGGGGTTGCTAGACCTGTCTGTGAACCTCCTAAGCCAAGACCTCCAAGGCCACTGGCCGCTTGCAATTGCATTTGAGCGAGCTGAGTAGCCAAGTCAGTATTGAGGTTGGCGGCACTTGAAGCGAGAGCTTGGTTAAGGCCAGAGGAGCCTTTTGAGCCGGAGAAAGCATTGAGAATAGAGGGAATGGTTTGCTGTTGATAGTCTTGCATCGCTTTTTGCTTGAAGATTTCTCCCCCTCCGCCACCTGGCAAAAATTGCTGAAAGCCTTGCATGGCTTCTTGTAGTGCGGGACCCGAGAAGCCCAGAAGTTGATTGAGTGCGTTTGTTTGTTGTGGAAGAAGGGTGTCCTTTTTAACGTAACCCCCGCCCTTGCTCTGGCCCATATTTCACCTGTAAACAGTTTATTTTAATTGTAGCACTTAAAAAGTATGTGTAGCAATATGCTTCGGAAAAAGGGGTGAATATGTCTTTTAAAGAAAAAAGTGAAAAAGAAAAAAGTGAAATGGAAGATAAGGTTGTTAAACTGCTCAGAAAAACAAAGTTAATTTCTAAGCTTTTCTCTTATCAACATGAGATGTTAGACCATTTATACGATAATTCTGAAGAATACTCAATAGAATTATTAAACTTTGTGTACAGTTCCTTTTGTGAATTTCAACAGCGTATATTGAAAGATTACTCTGACTCTGACATGGAAAAAACAATATCAACGGAAGAAAAGTGGTCTCTTTCAGAAGCTACTCTTAAAGACCTTGACGATTATTATCTCAAATTTAAAAAAGGAAGAGAGAACTGTTCAAAAGGTTTTTTTGTTGAAAACGCTCTAAGATGTTTTTTTAAAAATTTAGATTTGCAAAGACAAGTATTTGACCTTAAGGAGTAAACATGTTGAGTGAAGAAAAAATACGGGCCATTCTTGAACATGAAAATTTGAAAATAATCCTTCCTCTTCCATTGCATATTTTAAAGGAATTAGTTGAAAAGGGAGTTTATAAAAAAGAATCTGACGAAGATGAAATAGAGATTAAAATGCCTAATTTATCCCCAGATGTACTTAATATGTATAAGGTTTATATAAAAATGGCTGAGGAAGGACATCCTCTAATTAAGATTGATACTCAAGAAGAACTATCTTGGAACGTTTAAATCCATGTTTTAAGAAAAACTTCTCGTTAGTTGAACACCACAGCACTCGAGGCGCACTTGTCTTTTCCTTTAGCGTTCTAACAAATTCGACTGCGTTGTCAATGCCTTCACCCTTACCCCAATATTCCTTGGCGATAGAGAAGGTGTTAACAAACAGGGTATTATCCAGAATATTGAGTTCCGCCCACAAATACCCTTGTATCTTCTTTTCCTTATCAATAAGCACGTAGAGAAAATTAGCGGGGTTATCTACTTGCTGTTCTTGATAATCTATAAATTGCTGAGGAGAAAAGGTGCGCCCCTTTACTGCTTCGATTAATTCGACTGGGATAAGCCTTGGGATTTTAAGCCTAACGAATTCCAATTCTGAAACATCTTTAACTTTTTGCTCTGTGGAATTTTCAAAATTCTGTGATTTTGTCGCTGAATTAATTGTCATTGCGTCCCAATAATTCTTATATTGAAATTACCCGTTGTTGCTGCCACTGAATGGGCTATTTGGAAGTTAGTGGCCGTCGAGCTAATGGTAAGTGTTGCTGCAACCCAAGGAGCAACAGTTCCAGCTTGGAAATTGAGTGGAAATACATCTCCTATAGCGGCAGAAGAAGCCTTGGATAAAGCAGCGGTAATACAAGGAAGTCCAGTTGTAGCCCCACTTACACATACGATAAAAGCCCCAAAGTTCGCAATATTAGGAATATTTACTGCGGTATTGGTAATGGGTATTTCGAAGTAACTGGCGTCCTTATTATTTACGGCAAAGGCAATATCCTCATAAAGCCTGTTGAAGTAAGAGATAAAGAGGCTGTCGTCTTGAGGCACAATTGTGTTAGGCGGCAATAAGGGTAGTTGGTAAGGATTCGGGTTCAGAGTCATGGAGGGGTAAGTCTCCCTGCTGGCCTAGCCCACAGTACAAAGCCCACGAACTGCATAAAAGAGTTCACATTGGGGTCTATCTCCATTTGTATGAACTCGCCTATGAGATTCACATAAATACGCTTGAAGGCATAAGAACTATTTGTAGGTCCATCTAGAGTTAGAGTCTTTGTTAATGCAGATTTACTGCTATTATCCACATAGAAGTCGAGAGTTACCCATATGGGTGTTGCTATTGTAGATACTATTTTATAATAAATATCTATGTAACCGAATTGGACTTTCTGTCCTGCTTGGATAATGGGATTCCAACGAGTAGTTACAATAGTTGGGACAATGGAAGTTCCGTTGTCAGTTACCTCATCTCCATCATCCATATAATAGACATTTCCAGAAGTATCTCCTGCTAGAAGAATTGGAGCTCTAGACTGGTTATAATAAGAATTCCAGGCGGTATCTGTGTTATCCCAATCATTATCCGGACTTACATTAAATGAAGCCCAAGTCCTTCCACTTTGAGCATAAAAAAGCCCAAGACATGTCATAGGCACTTGGAAAGTATAAGTAGCCCAACTTTTCTCAAGGAAGTTATAGACTAACGCTTGGTCTGAACCAGGAGCTACATCGCCGATGACTGGAAAATCATTACCACTAGAAACATAAAGAGTCCAAGTCTGGTTGAGGTTATCGTAACGCTGAGAGAAGGCTTGAGCATAATAAGCCTCACTAAAAGAAGACTCATAATAATCGATAATGGGGATATCATAGCGTTGGACATTCGTGCCATCGCAAGCGATAAGTCCAGTTGCTCCAATTGAAGTAACTCTTTCGTCATATTCAACGGAGGCATAAGGAGTGTTAGTAGACTTACTGTCATTGACTTTATCCCAACGGAAAGGGTTAGTCTCGTTACCAGTATAGCGGAAAAGCCAAGTACTATGAGTAAAGAAGACCACAAGCACATCTCTTAAGAACTCTGCCGAGAGAATAACATCGCTTGTAGGGGCTTCTATAAAGCCTCCATTTCCTGCGACATCAACAAGAAAATTAGAGGGATTTTGAAGCGCACTCCAATAGATGGCTTGGTTCTCTGGGAAAGAGGATGAACTTAACTTAGGACGAATAAGAAGCAGTCTATTCTTATACACCTTTACATCTAGAGCATAAGTAATGGTGACGCCAGTTCTAACGGTAATTGTAGGAGTAGCTGCTACAGTCCCATCATAAGTGGTGATATTGTCTTTATTATTGGTCATGTAGAGAAGATTGCCTACATTTGAGGTAGGCTGCCAATTAGTCCAATTGAAGAAGTTGGTGATATTTCCGGTAAAGGTGGCTAAAGAGGGGGTAAGGAAAGTGTTAGTTCCAACATCATAGAGATAGAGGTTTGCAGTAGTACCAGCTAGAAGAGATACAACTCCTGTAGAAGCATTGATATACTGCATAAGTCCCATGACGGGATTTGTGTCTGCGAGTTGATTTCCATAGATGGAAGAACCAGCTCTTTTATTAACTGTTCCTCGATAGACATAAGCATTGACCAAGGGTTCGAAGGCATCAATCGGCCTTATCCAACTTTGTAAATAGTTATGAAGTCCAGTCTTGAATTCGGTAATTGGGAAGGGCTGATAAGCATTAGCCATTAATATCCTATTACAATGTATACAATACTTCCTGAGCCACCACCGTTATTGCATTTAACCTGGAAGTTGTTAAGCGCTGTTGTCCCAATATATTGAATTTGGTGGGTTAAATCAGCTGCATAGGGAATTGCAATAGCACCTAGAACAGCATTAGGAAAAGCAAGAGAAAATGTAACGGTAACTGTAGTATTATTGAATGCAACGCCTCCTGTAGTCCCAAACCTTATCTGCAATCCTCCTGGCAACATCCCTTGTCCAGAAGAAGCCGTAAGAAGGCTGTTAGTTATCTGCATATCTGCGACGGCATTCTTATAAAAGAGCTCTGCGTTAGTTACAGTCTTTGGATAAGCCGAAGCAACAAAACCACTAATAGCAGGAGAAGCAACTACTTGGTAATAGTCTACCCGGTTATGTAAGCCTCCATTAGTAGCATCTGTCATAGTGATGTGATTTCTGGAAAACCCAATTCCAGTACCCGTAGTACCAGAGTCAATCGCTGCAAAGTTACCAAGAATTTGCCCTTGGCTTGTTGAAATTAGGTCTGTGCTTAGTGGAATATTATTATTGTAAGCCATTAGAACCTCGGGACTCCTTGTTGGTCTGTGTATTCTTGGATAGTGCGGCTGAGAGCCACGTTTTCATACCTCTTTAGCAGAGCATAATAGCGCTCGTAGTTCTCCATATCTCCTCTGTCGGAGAATATCTCTACAGCAGCTCCATAAGCGATTAGAGGCCCCCATTCGGGCTGTGCAGGCGTATCTGTAGCATTAATCAGCTCTGTAGGGTTAATGAACCCTTGCATTTGTATTTGGTATACTTGGTCAGGCACCGGCATAAAAGTAAACTGGTTCTCGAAGAAGAGAACGCCTTGAGGACGGTTACCTTGGTAGGCTATGTACTTATCGTAGACGGTAAGTGTGGCTGCCGGGGCATTCTGGAAGGTCGCGCTGAAAGCACCCGTAATGTAATTAATTGTCCCAAAGCCAGTTCCCCCTGGAGCTTGGTCTACTAACACCCCACTTCCATTATCTTGCAGCACTTGGACGCTATCCGTAATGAAGTAACTGCCTGGGATAATGGGAAAGCCTTGAGTGTTGCCTGTGAAGGTGAATTGAGCCCCTGTGCCTGCTGCTACTGAATCTACGCTGTATTGCTGTGGCCAGTCTTGGTAAAAAATGTCTGGGTCTTCATAAAAGATAAGTGGGAAGCCATCTGCATAAGCCCCGGGAGAGTCGGTTAGAAAGGTGCTTGAGGGGAATGGATAGACATTTATCCCTGGAGTTGTCTTAAAGGCCAAGAAGTTGTTTTGTATCTGGACTTTCAACTCAGAGGGCATTGTAAAGGCCAAGTATTGATTAATATAATCAACGACCGCTTGGTCCGAGAGTTGGTCGCCAGATGGCGTGCCAGTTACGGCACGTGTCTTGGCGATGATGTTTGTAAGAGTCCAGGTGGTAGTGGTATATACCATTATTAAGCCGCTTTTTTATGTACTGTTCTGCATTGGAAGATGTACTTATATCCAGAGACGTAATGCTCTTGAAAACCAGCTAAGTTCTTTCTGTAGGCATACTGTGGTTCGCGACAGCCTTCTAAGTGCTCGATAATCTCAACAGGCAACTCATACTCTTGTCCATGTACCAGCTTATAAAGCTTTAAGGGATGAGTTTTGCTTGAGTAATGGAAGTCTAAGGGGTAGCCGGGGTCTCTATTATTAATGAAGATGACCTTGCGGTATTCCGGTATGCCCTTTGCTATAACGATTTGCTCTGGGTCTTTGCTGTCTGTAGGCTCGAACCCTTCTGGGTTCTCCTTCAGTATGTTCTCTTCAATAACTTCGGATTTAGCGTCGTTGAGTCTTGGATATTTTCTTCTTTGTTTTGCCATATAAATTTTCCTTTATAAAACGTTTTGCCAAGGTGTGTTGAAAGTCTGGGTCCCCACCGTTTGTACGGGAGGTTCACCAGTATCTATGCAAATGACCCCGCCACTTGTATAAGTAGGGAAATTTGTCGTATTAACATTCACCGTAAATTGTGTAGAACTCGGAACGCTTTCTATAAGTGCGGTTATCCCATTGATAGGGGTCATGCCTTTCACTTGCTTGAAAGTTACGCTCGTAATTCCAATATCTTGGGTTGTAAATGGGTAAGCAGCGCAGGTAACTGTGGCTACTGAATCATTAGTTATTCCCGTAATAGGATAAACAGTCTCCAGCCACTCATTCGGTGAAGGATAAGTAACTGAAGGAGGATTGCCCATTTCTCACCTAAAAATAACCCCCGGTTTCCCAGGGGCATGTATTATGCGCTTGTCCAATCGGCATCTAAGTAAGCCGTGTATTGCCAAACGTCACTTGTTGTAACCATTACAGAAGTACCTAATGTAAGACCAATTGTCGCCTCGTTATAGAGGGGAGCATTGAGTACTTGAGAGGTATTTGTCTGTGCTGGAGGGAATCCCGGGGCATTGCCCGAAGTGATAAGTCCCCCTTGGAGAGCGGGTATCCCAGTGATAATGTTTGCAATACCACCACTTGTATAAGTAGAGAAGTTGGAAGTATTGATATTCACTGTAAAGCTCGTTCCGCCAGATGCACTCTGCACAACACCACTAAGTGTGTTGATTTGAGTCATCCCTTTAACACCGTGGAAGGTGACTACAGTTACTCCATAGTCAGCAGTTGTAAAGCTGTTGGCAGCAGTAATAACTGCATTGGCAGCATTTGAAATCCCTGTAACTGTTAAGTTAGAAGTAGGGAATAACGAAGCGTCTGCTGTTTGGTAAGGAGTTACGCCGTTGCTTGAGATATAGCTGATAACTGGAGCACCTGAAGTGGTTGTCCAGAGATAAGCCGACGCGTTAACCATGTCGTCCCACCACTCAACGATTTGAACTCCGTTGGTGTTTCCTGTGATTTTGGTTTTATTTTCCATTCTGAAGTAGTTTGGAACGAAACCAAGTCCAAGGTTTTGAGCAGCTCCCCCAGTAGTTACTGTAAGAGTGCCTTTTCTAAAAATTGCCATAATTACATCCTTAAATTGTTGAGGTTAGTCTGGTTATCCAGTTGTCATTAAGGATGCGAGTTGTAAATGGGTATTTATAGCCCACAGTACCTCTCTGGTTGAGCGGGTCAGCAGTTCCGGAAGCCCCTAGAGGTTTCACAATAAACTCTGCTTCTTTCGCTCCAAGACGAACTACTCCATAAGCCTCTTGTCCTAATATGAACGAAGAGTAGACTGGAGTTGCTGCGCCGTTGTTATAACCGTTGGTGTTTAAGAGCCAGCGTACGTTTCGAGTTGCGCCCCACTCTGCTTCCAATGCGTTCATTGGATTTGGGTAGTTTGCAGCTTGAATAAATGAGCTGACAGCTTCCAAGTCGGATTGCAAATCGACACTCATAAAGCCCCAATAGCTTGAACGTACTGGACTTGTGCCGAACTTGTTTTCGCCAGGGAGTGGGTTCGTGTGGAGGCGAGCATTGCCTTGACGTAGAGCCACAATCGCAGTCTGGATGTCTGCGTCTGTAATCTCTGTTGGGGTATTTCCATTGAGACCATGAGAGCAGGCGATTGTAGAAGCCGTAGAGACCATCATGTCGCGGATAAGCGTATCCAGCGTAAGTCCAAGTTGGAGCGATAGGACTTTCGTTGCCTCATTGAGAACACGGTCTTGCACGACGTAACTAACTTGGTCTGTGATAGTTACGAATGAGCCGTAGAACTGAATTTGTGCTTTAAAGTCAGTTACTCCGAGTTGGTCTCCTGGAGGAGTTTGTCCATCCGTTAGGGGAACAGTCGCCGCGCTGAGAGTAGAATAACGTCTGAAAACCATTTGGTCCCCAGAGTTAAGCGGTATTTGCCTCTTTTGAGCGAACAAGTCATAGATAAAATAGGGGCGGGCGAGGGCCAGCAACAATCTATCAAAGTATGTTCTTACTTCTGGAGGCAATTGAGTAAGGGTTGTAATTGCCATTTTTATTTCCTAATATTTAGCAGACTCAGATGCTCTCCAAGTGCTTCGAGGCCATTTTCATAAAGTCCGCATCACTCATCGTCGCGTAGTAGTCGGCCTTGCTTAAGACGCTTTGGCCACCCGTCTGAGCCAGGGTTCCCGGCTTACGAGCGTTTTCGACCATTCTTTGAGCATCAATGCTCTTTTGCGATGGAGCTGTGGGCTGTTTCAATTGAGCCTCTAGTTCTTGAATTCTCTGGTTTTTCTCTTGGAGCTCTTGGTGTCTCTTGGCATACTGGTATGCGAAAAGAGCCTTGTTCTCGGCACCCTTGAGTCCTTGGAGGAAAACCGGGTCTGTCTCTGCTAATTGTTTCCCGTATTTTGTTAATACATCGGCATAGTCGGGATGGCTGCTAACTACTTGAAGCTCTTCGATTTTCTCGTTATAAGCCTGTTCTCTAGCTTCCCAAGCCTTTCTGAGTTCTCCAACATTCGGGATTTCTCCATCCTCCATGCCGTCGAACATCTTTTTGGGCTGTTGTTCTTGAGGTCTTTGGCCTTGAGCTAAGTTCGCTCGCAACATGTCAAGCTGAAGCTGGTGCTCCCGCTTTTCTGCTTCCCTCTCTGCCTTTAAGCGTTCTACACTCTCAGTAAGGGCTTTGAAGTTGCGTTCTTGTGCTGACTCTTGAGCAGGGGCTTCAGGTACACTTTCTTTTGTACTTTCGGCCTCTACCGGAGGAGTTGGCATGGGGAACTCTTCACCTTGCACTTCTCTTTGAAAGGAGTTTTGCTCTACTTGTTGCTCCACGGCGGCTGGAGTCTCTACTTCGCCCGTATCGTAAATCTCTGTAGCGGCTGACATTGCATTCCTTTAAGGTGCATGTTCTAGTCTCTAAGACAGCAAGACTCCCATCTTGCGTCCTGTTTCCGCGAGTTCCGGAGAGAAGTCTTTAGAGTCGTCGGACAATAAAGACGGGTCTAAGGGAACGTCGGGAGGTATTGATAACTCTGGCTCAAAGCGGAATATGCCTTTAGAATTGTCTACGTACCAAACTAGAAGGCCGATAATCTTTGGAGGTTTTTGTCTATAGAAGCGAAACGACTGTCTAAATACGCCCGGACGAGCTTTGTCTTCTTTTGCGGCGAAGACAACATAAAAAGGCGCCTTATCTTGCTTGAGGTTATTCGCAAACTCTTCAGCCTTTGCCCAGACATCGCTCCCCCATTGTTCTCGTGCTTCGTGGATGGTTACTGCTGACATTTCAATGCTCCGCTGAGCCTTCCCAATTGTAGTGTTTGAATTGTCCGTGAATCTTCTTCTCGTCGGACTTCATGCCTGCTGCACCTGCTTGACCCATGGCGATATTTGCTGCTTCGCCTTTAAAGTCACCCAGACCCATGCTCATTTCGCTCTCGCCATGACCGGGGAGAGGTTGATGAGGACGGTCTTCTTCATGCTTATAGAGCATGTGAGGTGAGTGAGCTTCGTGTTCCTTAGCAAGATGATACTTTAGACCGTGCTCAGCCATGACATCTGTGTGATGTGCTTTCTTTTTCATTTTTTTCTCATTTTTTTGAGGGTTTCTGCTAATCTCGCACGCTTTGCCAAAGTGGGATTTTTCGAATGCTCAGCTTTTTTCAGCTTCGCTTCGGAAATCGGCTCGCCTTTCTTGGCGTGCAAGCTCTTACGCAATGCTCCCTTGTTAGCGGGGTTGATTGCCTTTTGAATCCATTTCTCTGCCATTACTTCCTCGGACGGTACTGTTTGTTGGTCTCTTCAGCCCTTTCGTCATGTTTTCCGGTATCAGCAGCGGGTTCTCCGTAAGAATACCCGTAGGGCATCTCCTGAGTTTGAACTCTTGAGTCGAGTTCTCTTGAATAAGACTGCGGAGGTGTGGGGTGTAAGTAGGCGTTGTCGTCAAAAATAAAAGGGTCTTTAAACATTGCAGCCTCTCTTTTTCATGCGTTGGTATTTTTCTATCATTGGGTCACGTACATCTCGGTCTTTCTTCACGAGCTTTTCGTTCTTCTTTTCTGCTTTCCTGAGCACTTTGACAGCCTGTTTCTCTTTACCTGCCTTCACATCGCGCTCTGCCGTCTTCATGCGCTTGGTGACCTGGTGCATGGCTTTGTCCATGTACGTGTTCCTTTGTTGTAAACTCTCTAATTCAAAGTTTACAGAGATAACAAAAAAATTTATATACAATTCAAAATAAGAGAAGCGAATGGGTGATTCGTAATTTGTCGAAAAGGTGGGAAATAACAAGTCCCTACATTGGCTCTAACCATGTAGGGACGGAAATCTAATTTGAAATAAGAAGATACTTTCAAATTAGCCGTTCTTGCAATTTTTAGTAAAGAAATTTTTAATTATGGTAATTGCCGTTATCATGATGAACGGTCTTTTGCTTGACCTAAAAATAGATAACATTTATTCCCCAAATAATGACGTCATTTGTTGGGAATCTCTCTTTCGGGCATATTGCAGAGTGTCAAATCTCCCGTTTTCTAATAAAGAAAAATTGGGGAGTTATTCCTGCTTATGAGAAATTACTCAAAGACCAAAAAGGTCCTCGAATTTTTCCTTCTTTTCAAAAAGAACCCTATATTTCCCCAGACCTTCTCATTTACAAGGGGCAAGAAGTCTATTGGGCTGAGTGCAAAAACAAGACTGGGGTTCCCTATAATAGACATCGTAGCATCTTTACTACGGGCATAGACAAGGTTCACTTTGAGAATTACCTGAAGGTGGACAAGGAAACGCCTTGGAAGGTGTATGTATTTTTTCTTCATGGAGACGAGGTGCTTGAGGGGACTCCCGAGGGATGCGTGCCGCCTTCCGGGCTCTTTACTCAATGGATTGGGAACTTAAAATTAACGATAAATCACGAATGTGAGAAGAATGCCATGATTTATTGGGATTGTTCTGTTTTAATTAAATTATGCAATTTAAAAGAATTTATGGAGAAAATATGTTGAAATATCTCGTACAAATGGCGCTTTTGATGACTATTCTATTTCCTCATCCAGAGCCTCAGGACCCAGAAGAAGCTCCAGCAGAGTGGTGCCCTTAGGCCGCAGACTTAGGCAGAGGCTCTTTTCCCTCTAAAGCCTTTAGAAGTTCGACTTTCTCTCTCAGGTTCGTTAAATCCATCGTCTCGAGCTCTTTGAGAGCTTTAATGAGGTTGAGAGCCCCCGCAGTGCGTTCTTCCTCTGCCCGGGTCATTCTCTCCGCATTAAGTGCAGCATCCAATCCTACTTTATTGAGACGCTCTGCTGCAAGAGAGCGGTCGGACTCGGCTTTTGCTTCCATAGACTTGGTGATGGTGGCTTGGTTTTCCATTTGAAGCTGAACGGCCACTTGCTGCTGTTGCTGTGCTGCCTGTGCTTGTGCTGCCAGAAGCTCTTCGAGCTCTTTTTTGCCATGGAGGTTTGAGTTCTTGATGATGAGAGAAGGGGGGATTTCTATACCCATGCCTTTGAGAGCCATTAGTTGAATAAATTGCGACTCGCGTTGAGTATCCGTAAGAATACCTTCTTCGACCACAACGTCATAACGAGAAAAAGCCTTTGAATAGAATTCATTGGTAGGCTCCTTTTTAGTGATGAGTTTAATCTTCTCGGGAGTGTAGTTCTCTTGAATGAGCTTCAGCACTTTCTTCCCAAGCAATTTCTGAGACTCCCTGAGTCCGTCAAACAGGTCTTGGAGATTGATGAGCCCCGCAGACTGGCGCATTTTACTTAAGATGCCTGCCGTCTCAATCTTGTCGTTCTCTGCCATGCCAAAGAGCTCCGAGTTCACCCCTGCAATCTCCATGATGTCTTTTTCGAATTCTGCCTCTAATTGGAACATGCTGGCGGGGATTTCAGGAGCTTGGAGTCTCTGCACGTCTTGGATGTTAGATTCGGGCTTGAGCCAAACTACTTGCCCTTGACCAGTCTTATAGAGTGATGCTGGATTGGATACCGAGTTTGTCTTTGCTACCCAGCCGGAGTTTAGTTGGTTGTCGATGATATCAACCATTTTTGAGCGGCGTTTGTTCAGCTCTGTCTGAGGGTCCCTGACTATCCGTACCAGCGATTGTATCTTCCATGTATAGAGGTCGTAAGAAGGCTCGAATATTGCGAAGAATGGCACAAACGGATAGTCATTGAGGCCGAAAGGGTCTTGCCCATAATAAAGAAGCTCACCTTCGACGATAATCCCTAATTCTACTGAACGGACAGGCTTTCGGATGAGTTCGAGCTGAGGATAGAGCTGCTTGAACTGCTTGAGACGCTGCTTATCGCCTTTCCACTCATTTGTCTCCCCAGTGTCCATGTCTACGAGGACATCCTTCGTCTCCCAACGCGTCCTCCAATATTCAGTGTAATTCAATAGCTTCTGCATTCCCCATTGACGAGCGTAGGGCATGTAAGTGAACTTGTCATCGCGACTGCCCCAAGGAAGTCTCTCTATCACATCTACTTTCTCCGGGAGGAGAGAAGCTACCTCTGTCCTTGAGAGGAATTTGCGCCGAGCAACGAAAGAGCAGTCCGATAAGTCTTTCTTAGTGAGGAAAGGGTCGAGAATGACAGCGTTCCAGGCATCGTGATGAAAGCGTATGTCGCCAGAGACCGGGTCGCTTCTATAGTCGAGCCAGGGGGAAACGAATGACATACCTGTAGTGAGTGCTCCCTTAAAGGCCTCTGAGATGATTTCGTAGCCATCTCCATACTGCATGACGTATTGCATTGCATCTGTCTGAATCTCGGCAGTGAGCTCAGATGAGTTCTCAATAGGAGTGACAACTGTTGAAAGTCTGTTTTTTCGCTGGTAACCTTGCACGAGGTTAATAAGTCTTCGTATTTTGTTGTAAGTGAAAGAAGACCGTCTTTGGTTATTAAGGTATGATAATTCTTCCAGAGACCATTGATTTCCAAGGTAGTAGGATAAATCCTTATATGCCTCAGCATAATATGTATTCCACAGTGAGTAAGCTCGTTCGTAAGACTGCCCGAAATCTTGAATAATGTCTTGGTGAAACTCAAGTCTCGGGTCCGAAGCTATTTTCTTCTTGTAATCATGGACAAAATCTTTAGCATCTGAAGAGTAATCTGACATGGGGCTGGACATCTACTACCACTTTAGTGTTTTGCCCCATTGTAAACATTTATTTAGAAACTGAATAGAAATTAAATTTTAAGTGATTGTGCCTTTGAGAAGAAATTAAAGCTTTTTCTTGTTCTTTAATTCGCTGTTTTCGAACTGAGCCCAGTCTGAATGCATTTGCGTTACTTGATTAATGGGAGTCTTTGGAAATAGTTTGTGCACTGCAGGTTCTGAAGAAGAACTTTCAAATGACTCCCTAGGCTCTTCTTCCCCCATAAAGGGCGACAAAGAATCCACGGTTTCTGCGCCTTTAGAGAGAAATTCGTCAAAAGATTGGTAAATGGTCGAATTTAGCTTAGGCGAAGGCAGTGAATTTTCGTGAAATTCCTCTTTAACGGGGGCTTGTTTGCTCTCAAGCATATCTTTGTCTTCTATAGCCTGAATATCCTCTGCCATAGCAGATAGGTCATAAGCCTCATCGAAAGAATGCAAGTCGGGAGTTTGTGTTTCTGTAAAAGAGGTTGTGTATTGCCCCGAGAGAAAATTAGCTCTTGTTGTGTTAATTATGCTGAAGCTCCTTAAATGGTAAAGAAAATATTAAGAAAGCGTTTCTTATGAGTCAATAAAAATTAGACGATGGAAATTTCTGTAGCTTGCCTAATTCTATTTCCCGTGTGCCATATAGACTGGCCTACGAGATTGAGAAAGCAAAATCCTCCCATGCTCAGGGTAATGGCAAGGAGAGCCTTTAAAAGGATATTAGGGTAGCCTAATTTATCTGTTAAAGCTTCTTTAAGTGTTTTAGTCATAATTTCCTCCGTTAATTTATACTAACTCTGGCTCATTATGTGGATTTGGGTCTGGGGGGACTACAACGTGAGGGTGAGGTTCCATCCATGTTGGCGTTTCAATCGGTATATCAAAGACAAAAGCAAGTGGCATGATGACAAGTAAAAAGTGAATCATTTGAGTTTTCCTTTTTTAAGTAGAAACCATTCTCTAATTAACACAGATAAACAGCAATAAAAAGGAATTACTTGATAAATTAATTACTGCCACCGGGTGGCGTTACCCCTGGAGGCACTGGAATGCGTGGAACTGGGCCTGTGATAAGAGGAGTGGGAGAAATAGGGCTCATTGGAGAGCGAGGAACTGGACTAGGGGGAATCTGCACCGGGACCATGATAATTCTCCTTTAGGTCATTAAAAACGGCAGCCATTTCAACAAGAGCATCTCTGAACTCCTCTTCGTCTAATTTAAGCACCGTGACAGCTAAAGCAATCGCCGAGTTTATGAGAGAGGCAAAAGCGATGGAAGAGGGGATTTCTTCTCTGTCCAGGAAGTTGATGAGCTCTCTTGCCGTATTGACGACTCTTTTTTCGTTTCTACTGGTCATGCTTTTCCATAGATAATAAAGAGGGTCTTTTATCTACTTTTAATGCGGTTACAATGTAGAAATAATCATTTTCCAAACAAGAGAACACGTGTGAATAAGAGGGGAGTTTTTTATTTTCCATTACATTCACTAAAGAAAGGGCTTCTTTTTGTGCTTCAAGTGCATCTTCTTCAGACATGTTAAGCTCGCACTATGGGGTTAGGAAGGCCATTGAGACGAGGAGCTTGGTATGGCCAGTACATGTTGTAAGGGCCATAATAAGGAGGGATAGAGACAGCTACCATTCCTTTGCCTCCTGCTCCGCCAACGGCGCCTTGTGTTGCACTAAACGGCAGTGGCCAGGGAAAGGGTCTTGGCCTTGGAGGAATCTGCACAGAGACACGTCCGGCTCCTGAGAATGGACTGCCGTTGCCTCCGGCACTGGTTATTTGGCTTGGGGGGTTGACTGCTGGCATGTTTTACCACCTTCTCTGCTTCAAGGATGGCCTTGATTTCTTTGTAATAGAGCTCTTTAACGAACTTTGCTCTTTTTCTTTCAAGTATCTCATATAAACATTTTCCTGCATAACAAGTCCACGCCAGAATGACGCAGAGTAAGAGGAAAATACTAGCCACGAAGCCAGTAAAAATAACGTTGCAAAAATTACCTTCCCCATTGCTATTCATAAACTCCTTTAGTGGGCAGTTTTTCTTTCAAAAAAGAGGTTAAGTCCGAGCCGTCTTCGAATATTTCATCGCCGACGTGGTTGATTAGATTGCAGAGAGTGTCGAGGAAAATGTCCCTATGGCGAGGCTCCATCATGGAGTAGCAGCCGATAAACACCGTCAAGAGATAAGAAGAGGCAAAAGCGGGGTCTTTAGAGTAAATCTTCTGGAAGCATTCGGTAAAAGTGCGGGCGTTTTCGGTTTTATCGTTCATTTTTTATAGTTTTATTCCTTTCCATACTCCTTAAGTTCCTTCAGCAATTCCTTTTCTGCTTTATCCATCATTTCCTTCAATTCTGGAAATCTTGGATTTCCGGTATAGATAACCAGTTTTTCATACGGAACACTTCCAGGAGGGTAAGTATTTACAAGATACAAAACGAAATCCCAAGTCTTTAAACAAGAAACATCACGAATTTTTATAAAAGGTATAGTTTTATTCCTTTCCATACTCCTTAAAGTTGACTGTCCTACTAGACCTGGATATCTCTCAATAAATTCTGATATAGAAAGGTGTTGTTGGTCAGCAAAAAGGCCTTTCTGCTCTATCGAAATTTTTTCATAAGAACCCGATAACAGGCGAATCATTTTTTGTTTTAACTTTTCTGAAATTCCGTTTATTTTCACTCGAACCTCGGGTGGTATCTGTTATACAGGCGTTCTGCTTCCGCATCCGTTATCCCGCCTTTGTCTTCATCTATATGAGCCTTAATGGCTAATGCCATATAGCGGAATGAATCGGCCCCGTGCGAGTACTGGTCGTGGCAAGGTCTACTTTTATATATTTGGAAATCTACGTCAAACTCTTTTCTATAATTTTCAAGACACTTAACTAATCTTGAGCAGTTCTTGGTGTCAATCCAAACACGGTGGAAGATACTTCGGACAGCTTCAATGCCGTCTTCAAGCTTTGTTCTAAGTGTATTAAGAGTGATAAGGGGGATTCCGAGTTGGGCGGCCCGTTCTTTTGTTGAAAGTCCGACAGCAAATTGGTGAGATTCAATATCGTGCGGCCCGAAATACTTGTCGTAGACGTAGGGTTTTTTCTTGATGACATCGGCATAGTGCGCAAAACCTTCTCCGCTATGCTCATAGTAGTCGATAACATGGATTTCCTGGCCGATACATTGGAACCAAATGACAGCACAGGCGTCCAAGATTCCCGGGTCGAAGACCACATTAACCCTACAGTCCTTATCCCAAGGAATAGCATGCTCCGCGCTGATTCTACCTTCAAAACGCGCTTCTCTAATCCACTTTGCATAAAAACTCCCATCAACTGAACTCTCAAAGGCTTCATCAGCGGTACTAGGGAATTCACGCATCATGTCGTCTTTTTGAGTCAGCAGTTTCTTGTAATACCAATTCTTTTGCTCTTGAGAAAGGTCAATCCCCTTTGCCTCTAAGTCAAGGAAATAGTTATCTATCTCTTGAGGAATAACGATGTCCTCTTCTATTCTATACTCCGGACATTCAAACCAAGGAAAAAAATGGAACCTGTAGTCGAGAGGCGTGAGTTTCTTATTCGCTATCTTATCTGCCTCGGCCAGCTTGCAGAGGTCATAGAAGTGGCCCTCCTTCCCTTCGGCTGTGCTCTCGATGAAGACATATTGGCGGCTGCCGAGGGTATTCAGAGAGCCAGAGATAATCTCACGAGCCTTGTCGGGGAAGTGGGAGCAGATTTTTCCAAACTCACTGATGTGGAGATATTGCAGTGTGCTTCCTCTCATGGACGTGCCTACTCTGAGGCTGGAATGGTTATTAAAGACAAGCTCTCGAGCGCTGTCGACAGTCGCTGTTCTGAGGGTCTTGATGCAATCCGGCAACTGGTCGTAAGCGAACTTCACGCGCTTAAACATGTGCTCCGCGTCTTCTCTTGTATGTGCGATGATGCCGGCGGAGGTGTTAGCGTAGAAAAGGCAGCGGTCAAGAAAAAAAATGCCAACAAAGGTCGACATGCCCATTTGCCGAGCCTTGAGGACGATGTTTAGAAACCACATTTCCTTATAGAGTTTTTGCTGAGGCCAGTTAAAGCGAAAGTCCGTCTGGCGCCCCTCTTTATCCACGATTTTGTAAAGATTATTGAGCCTCCAAAGCGGGTCTTCGAGATGCTTGGCAATAAGCTCCATCTGCTTTTGCTTTTGCTTTTCAACCCAGCCTATCTTAGCCATCTCACTTCCAACGATTTAAGAGAATCATCACTCCACCAACCAGGGCTGCGGAAAGGGCTATTGAGATAAGCGAACTGACGACTAAAAAAGTAGCGCTAGTCTCCACAGTCACCAGCCTCACCAATTTCGAAGATTTGGGCGTCTTTTTGCTCTTGAGGAGGGCAAGTACATTGCTGCTCTATCTCCCTGAATTCGGGGTAGTAACTCTTGTAGGGAGTGCCGCAAATTTCACATTTCACTTTAAACCGCCTTTTCCGGCCTCCATTGGCAAGCAGGACACTCCCCGTCCAAACAAGCTCCCTGGAGCCACTCTCCACACGTCTCGCAGTAATAAGCCTCAAATCGCCTGTTGAGCCTCTGTCTCGAAGAGAGGTCGCAATTTACACACCTACGGAAGAAACTCATGGGTGTTTGCCAGGGCTTATGAAATTGAAGTGGAATCATCTTCCACTCCTGAAAGACTTTCTGTATTCGTTTCTGAAAAAGAGGCATAAGTCCCCGAGCCTCCCGATTGCTTCGGACTCAAGAGGGCCTTGCATTTGCACCACAATGCTGCACATCTTGTCGATACACCGGTCCAGCTTTTTTAACTTCGTAAAAAAGTCCCGGTCCAGCTGCTTTATCACCTTCTCGTACATGATTTCTTCTGCGTCCAGCATTCAGGCTCCAAAGTAAACTCTTTCTTAGAAATATACCCCCTTGCATTTTCTGTCCATGGTTAAGTATACTCTTTGGCATGATTGTGGATATAATTTCGGACCCACATGGGTTTTACCCAGCTCTTGAGGGAGGAGACTTACTCATTATCGCTGGAGACTTGACGGCGAGAGACGATTTTCAGGAATGGAAAACATTTTTTAAATGGATTGCCACTTTGACTTATAAAAAAAAGATTGTAATTTGCGGCAATCACGATAGATTCATGGAATATAATCCTGGTTTCATGTTTGATGAAAAGGATTCGTTTGAATATCTCTGCGATTCGGGTACTGAGTTTCAGGGACTTAAGATATACGGTTCACCGTGGACGAAGTCCTTTGCGGGGGAAAACCCGAAATGCTTGGCGTTTACTTGCGAGACTGAAGAGGAACTGGCTGACCATTGGAAGTGTATCCCAGAGGATACAGATATTCTAGTGACGCATTCGCCGCCATTTACCATTAGAGATGGAAGAAATCCAAATCAAAATCTGGGTTCAAGATCTTTAATGAAAAGGATTTCCAGAATTAATTTGAAATTACACGTTTTTGGCCATATACATGAAGGCTATGGCATAATGGATCTGCAATGGTTAAAATTGAAAAATGGACTTAAAGGGGGCTTGTATGTCAACGCCTCCCACGTCAATGAGTACTACGAGCCGGTTAACCCCCCAATACGGGTGGTCTTGTGACGGAGTCGGATGACCTCGAACTTTTTCCGTGGGAGCTTGTAAAAGAAATCACCTTCAAGAAGGAGAAGTTTGCTCTTGAGGTTATACTCAAGTCTGGAGATAGCCTAACAGCCAAAGCCAAAAGCCAAGAGGGTCAAGACGAGTTCATCCGCGAAGTCATGCTCCATTTAGACCACGACCGAGTCCACTTCGAGTGACCCCCTCTCTTCCCTTCGGGGGTACTAATAAGACTAGAGTATAGTACTTATAAGCTTATAGTTATATATCTAGCTAAGTATATATAATATTATATTAATATATATAGCCCCCCTACCCCCCAAACTCCTGAAAAAGGGGGTCCGAGCCCGAGTCCTTGTTCCCTATTTTTCCCCCTATTAGATATCATTACCCCCATTTATCTTTACCCATTAATTCTACGTTTGCTGTTCTTTGGCGCCTTCTGGCGCAGTGCTGTCCTCGGCATCGCAGCCTCGGCACCACTCTCGCTCGCTCTACTCGCTTTTACCAAGGCCATGGCTCTAACCGCCACCAAGCACCCCTCGTTTTTGGTCAAAACTCGGAGTTACTTGCGGCAACCCCTAACGCTGAAGGGCTTAGGAGAGAGAAATTGCCCAGCAGTGTAGGAGAGGTGTATCCCTGAGATTAGGTAAAAGACAGAGGCTCAAGGACTTACGGTAACAGAAGAAGGGAAAGGTGCTCTTGAGGAGTATGTGCCCCCTCAGTGTACTAAGGAAGAGCCAGTCTTTGTATGGTGTTTAGTATTAAAGGCTTGCAGAGGAATTGGCAAGAAGAGCCACAGGTAAGGGTTGTACTCCCTTAAGCTATGTTACTGAGAGAGAGGGGGTTGCGATTTTACGGAAAAAATAAAAAATATTTTTGGGGAGGGGGGCCTGCTCTATAAAACACACCCCACTCTTCTCCCACCAGGACCCTGCCCCCCTCGAACCGCACCCACCCTAAATATTTTACTTGATAGCACAGCCATTCCCCTTCTCTTCCCTCTATGCTCTACACTATAGCTATACTTACTATAACATTAGTACTCAACTACTTACACTATTCACATATCTCTATTACATTCATGCTTAGTTATTTAGAGGTTAGACGTAAAGCAGCTCGCTTGTCTGCACAGCTCACCGCTTCACTCTAACGCTTCTTGCTCTTGATAGGCTCGACTTCTATAGGCTGGTTGTCTAGACTAAGAGGTTCTTGCTTGGTGTCGTTAATCTTGCCTAGAATGACGGCGAGGGGGTTGGCGTTGTCGCCTGCTACTTCGCTTTTTTCCTTCCAGCCGTGTTTATTTGAGAGGACAAACTTAATGAAATTGCCGTCGCCTTTACGGGTGGTTGCTAGATGAACAAGGCGGTTTTCTTGCAATAATTTAGCTCGTGCGTAAACCTTTTCAAAGAAAGGGAGCCTGTCACACCACTCCAAAACAGTCGCCGGGCCAATTCTTCTCTCTGCTAACCAATTCCCAATATAGTAGTTATCTTCGTTCTTAAGCCATTTCTCAAGGCTCTCTGCTTCCTTAGCAATTTTCTCTACGGTCCAATATTTAGGCTTCCCCCCGTAGTCCGCTGGTTCAACTGTGATTGCGCTGTTTTCTTCCCCGTCTTCGTTAGTTTTAGTTAGTTCGCTTTCGGTGTTCGTTAATTCACTCACAATATCTCCCCATAAACTCTTTGTTTTATCTCTACAGGCTCAGGGTATTAGAAGAAAAGAATCTTTACTACTTGTTTTATTCGGTACATTTTTGTATTATGGTTCTCATTAATCAACAACATAACCAAAAACAATGAGGATTGCCATGAACACAACAACAAAGAAACAATATTCGCCTTGGGGAAGAGTACAGAGCAAAGAAGTTATAACGCCTTGGCTCTACAGCGTAGCAACCTCCTCACATGGAGGTCTTAAACTAAACCGCGAATACAACGCAAAGATACCTGCAATTTTTAGAAAGAAGGGCGGATGGTACGAAGAAGATTGCGCCCTTGAGATAGTAGTTTTATTTTTACACGCTCAAATTGAAAAAGACGGTTGCGGTTCAGTTTGGTTTACCAACGACCTAGAAAGAGCTAAACAAACCGTTAAAGAATATTATCCATACGAATACGAAGAACACTTCAATGTTGTTTTGCAAAGGGGCGAGTCGCGTATAAAAGATGAAGACGCTTTCAAGGAAGCCAACAAACATAATTTCTTCGCATTTTGCAACCAGGGTATGCAAAACAATGTAAAATCTCATCTTCGTTGCTCGGCAACCGGGGAAGAGATTTGCGTAATGTTTGCTAATCACATCCACGAAGCGCACGAAACTCCATATGGAGCCGTTTATACTCAAGAAGAAGTTTTGAACCTAAGAAAAGCAACCATTTAACCCTTCTATTTGCCGGCGCTTCACTCGCCGGTATCTACAAGAGTTAAACAAACACAAAACAAGGATGAAAATTATGAGCTCACACATGTTAACAGACGAACAATACCAAGAGATTGCCGATTGGTTATTTACCGAATCTGTTTTAAAAAACGGAGACCATTGGAGAAGTATTCGAAACTTTTTAGGCTATGAATACACCGATGAAAAACACTATTCAGCAAGTGAAGGCGAGATAAAAGAGGCCGTAAAATTTACGGTAAGAAACTACTACAACTTGAACCGTCTTGCTCAATGTACGAGATACGGCGAAATATACGACCGAAACGACAAAACAGAGTTTACGCCGAAATCTTTATTTCAAAATAAGGAAAACGCTGTTATACGCCTTCTAAAATCGCTTCATTACCAGTGCGCAGAATACCTTACCAGCGATACCGCTTTGCATAAGACTCTTAAAGTGTTCATCGGCGAGCTATGTGAGAATCTTTTTAAGAGAAACGAGGTATAGCATGTTTATCCCCGTTTGGATTATCATAGCATTTTTTCTAATCTCCGTGGTTGAATAGCCTGAAACCCAAAACCGTTTGAAAATTGCTTTTTAAAATCCCCGCCAAGGCCATTTAAAGCCCCTAGAATCGTTTATCCAGGGGTAACTAATACCAACGTAGCCTAGAAGGGTATCTCGCTACTACGGGGCAAATTAGAGGCCTCCTTGGTCATTTGCATAGACGATAGTAGCTGTGTAATTGAGGCTAATTCCTTGGCGATTGCCTTGAGGTTGAAGCTAATCCAGTGGAGCGACTCTGCCGGTTCTTGGAAATTGCGAGGGTTGTTGCCTCCTTGAAAGGGGCGGTTGTAGTCTTGGCTCATGCAGCTCCTTCGTCGGGTGTCGTCGGCGTAGCCGTTTGTGGTTGAGGCGATTGCTCGCGGATGGTCGCAAGGACTTGAGCGAGGTTAACATAGACTTCTCGGTTTTGCGAGTCTGTAACCATCACTACGGGGGCCTCTCTAGAGTATTGCACGGCTTGTTTGAGGCGGGTGTCTTGTTCGTCGTCCATTAAGTCTACCGTAACGGTTTTTTCATTGGCGAAAATGAATATATAGCGCATGGTTTAAGCTCCTTTTTTCTTTTTAGGGATTTTAGCGCCGGATTTGCGGGCGGTATTGAGGGCGATTGCAACGGCTTGTTTTTGAGGCTTGCCGGCCTCAATTTCTGTCTTAATGTTTTCGCTTATTGCTTGTTGGCTTTTTCCTTTAACTAGAGGCATAAATATATTTTCCTTTCTTATAAACACGTTAATACTTCGAATTGGAGGCTCTACCCACTTAAAAGAGTCTGAAATACCGTCACAGGCTTCAAAAAAACGGAGGTCGTTGTCTGTCAGTATAATCTCGAAAAAGAGCTCATCGTCGAGCGATTCATAAATTATGCGCATTCTGGGCCGCCTATTGGCTGGAGCTGCTCGAGGGGGATAATTTTAATTACTGTTCGGGGGCGGTCGTCGTAGCGCTTACGGATTATGCAGTCTGTCACTTGTGAATCGTCGTAGTACACTAACTTCTTGAGTGCGTTTGTAACGAGATAGGCGAGATTGTCGAAGTCAGGCTTTTTGGTCGGCAAAATCACGCCGTTGAGCATTTGAGTGCGCTTGGCCTTGGAAGTGCTTTCGGGAATGGGCATATAGAAAAAAAGGTGCATCTCTATAGCGCAAGTGAGAGGGGTTGCCGGGGCGTAAGGCTTTATTTGCCAAATGAGGGTGTCAGCGTCTTTTTTGGAGGGGTTGTAGGCAATCCCCGTTTTGCGGATGAATTTTGTTTGCTTTTGGGGGATTGGAGGGCCGAAAATCTCGTATAATAACATGCATCTCTGAAGTAATGGGCTTTTTCAGAGACATAAATTCTTTTGCATTAATTTAAAAGTAATTTATTTACACCACTCCAAATTTAACTAATTTCTCTTTTTCTTCTTCATATAAAGAGACTAGCGCCTCTCGGGCAATAACCCATGCTCTACCATATTTCATGGCTCGGAGCTTGCCTATCCTTAAGAGGTAATAGACGTGGTGAACCGGGTAGGGGATTTTGAGCATTTCGCTCAAGACTTTTGAGGCCTGGACAACGCTCCAGCGGTTTTGCTCTATGTCAAAGAGCCTGAGTCCATTGACTACGCGCTTTTCCCGGCTGTATTTGTTCTTGCGATATTCGTCGATGTCGGCCGCGGTGATTTTCCAGCACCATTTACCTTTCACAAGCACCTTCTCCGCTTTGAGTTGCCCCAATTTAATCGCCTTGTAAATCGCTTGCCTGCCCGTTCTCGCATATTTAGCCGCCTCTTTGAGAGAAACGAAGCTTTCTTTCTCGTGCATCTTCACCCCGTAAGTCTTTTACCGTAACATCTCCGCTTGTCAAGCGTTCTATCATCTCCGCTTTTTTTTGAGTAGGTCTCCGAGTTCCCATAATGTATTTATCAAGACCGGAACGACAAATGCCAAGAAAATCGGCAAGTTTCTGCCGACTCATTCCCGTTTTCTCTAAATAAGCAAATAAATCCATAAGATTCTACTTTTTTGTCTTGAGTTTAATCTAACCTGTGATATAAGATAAAGAGAAAAAATAAAGAAAAAGGTGAAAGTTGATAGAACATAACGGGAAAATGTACGCTAGAGTGTCAGAGGTTCTCCAACCATTGGTCGATTTCGGAGGTGCAGACCCTGAAGTTGTAGCTAAAAAAGCTACAGTGGGCACTAATGTTCATGAGGCTATCAACGAGGAGCTCGGAGGTGGTTTTCCAGTTCTCGGAGCTAAGGAGCGCGGCTATTTCAAGAGCTGGCAGAAGTGGAACAGCATATTGAAGCCGGCATTTCTTGAAACGGAAATGCGTTATTACGACGACAAGCTCAGACTCACTGGCTGTATCGATGGGCTCATCCAGCTGCAAGGTGAAAAAGAAGCTACTCTCATCGATTATAAAACCAGCGTCCAAGAATCTCCAATTGTGTGGCCAATGCAAGCTCACCTCTATCACCATTTGTTGATAAATGCGGGCAAAGAGATAGCCCCCAAGTTCATCTTTCTAAAGCTGGATAGGTATAGTGAACTTCCAAAGGCGTTTGTCTATAAGTTCGACGTTAATTTAATGGGGAAATGTCTTCAAGCGGTAAAAGAGTTCTGGAGAAAACAAAAACAATAAAAAACCCCGGGAAATTTACAAAACCCGGGGCAAACAATGAACGAATAAAAATTAACCAAAAATAGGTGCAAAAATGAATGCTAGTACTAACAATTTCAACATAACCGAATTGCAAAAATATTTAAACAATATTTTCGAGATAGAGAGTAAAATGCGGGTAAAAGACCTCAGAATTTCTCTGCTTGAGTTTGAAGTGGCTTTGCAAAAACAGCTGCTCGCTTCTTTTAAAAAACATGTAAACTTCTCATTAGAAAAGGTGAAACTATGAGCATCCAAACACAAGAAAAAGAGCTCACTTTAGAACAAGCTGCTGTGGATTTGAAAGGGCGGCTTGGGGAAATCGTCTTGATAGCTAATAATTTGGTGGTAAAAGACGAGGTTTCTTTCAAGAAGATAACGGCGCTTTACTCGGAGTCTAAAGATTGGGAAAAGCAAATTGAGTTTATCCGCAAACAGGCCAACCAGCCAGACCAAGAGCGTATAAACGCAAGAAATGACAAGGCAAAAGAGCTGCTTACCCCTCTTAAGCAAATTCAAGAAATCGCAAAGAAAAAGACTGCTGGCTACCAAGAGATGCTTGAGGAAGTGAAGAGGCAAGAGGAAGCCAAGATAAAAGAGGCGGTTGACCTTCTTGGCCTCGAGGATATGCCCTATTTGCCGCCCATGATTCAAACTCAGAGGTCGGCATCTGCTGTAGCGTATACCAAACAAGTGAAGCGCTTTAAAGTCGAGGACTTGAGCAAAGTGCCGCTGCAATTCCTTCAATTGAACGAAGAGGCTGTAGAGCAGGCGATTAAGCTGGGACAAACAGAGATTCCCGGAGTTTTAATTTGGGAAGAGAAGGTAACGCAACTGAGGACGAGATGAAAAACTATAATGAAAGCTTTATTAAGCATTTTTTAACATTAGTGACCTTTATAATTTGCACTGTAATTATTTCAAATTCAATCCCAACTATTCCTGAAAAAATAGAATTCAGAATTGGTGGTAAACATGATTCAAATATCTACATACAACATAAACATAAAGGAGGAATTGGACAGCATGATGGCTTTTAAAAACCCCTCCGTAAACTGGAGTAAACGGAGGGTAGAGGAATAACTATGAATTTAGCAAAAAGTGGCTGAAATCTTAGGAATTAAAGCCAACTTAAAAATAAGATTTACCAACAATAACAACAAGGAAAATAACATGAGTAACTTAACAAAGTATCAACAACAAGAAGAGGATATTAAGGTTTTGAGAACAATGGCGGCTATCGCCCTTCGTTCTGAGAAATATAAAGACTTCAACGAGTCGACTATCCTCAACATTTTCATGACTGCAAGAGCTCTTGGAGTCAATCCGATGCACGCCTTAAATGGTGGCTTCAACATCATCAATGGCAAGATAAACATGTCGGCGCATTTTATGAGCGCCTTGGCAAGACGTGCCGGCCATAGCCTGAAGATAATTGAGAACACCGAAGCGAAATGCGTGATTATCGGCAAACGCAAAGACAATGAGGACTCTCTAAAGTACGAAATGACTTGGGAAGAGGCTCAACGGGCAGGGCTCACTGGCAAGCAGACCTGGAAAAACAACCCGAAGCAAATGCTTTACTGCGCTTGCCTTCGGAATGTCTTCAGAATGCTGTTTTCAGACATCGCAATCCCTTATGACGCCGATGAGATGAATGTCGAGGATGACGTGACCTCATTAGAAGGCTCAGAATTGACTGAAGCGGTACCAAACCACATATGTATCGCCTCAGAGGAGAAAAACGATTGTAGGGCAAATAAAGAGCCTTCTGAGGGATTTGAGGACTTGCAGCCCATTGACAGGCTCCGGAAATGTCTTGAGGACGAGGAAATCTCGTCTGAAAGGCTTGAAGAGTGGATTGATTTACGCTCGAGTCTAAAAAACATGGCTCCGGAAAAAACAATGGAGCTGTGTTTAAAAGTGTTGCCGTCCTTTAAGAACTCTTACTTATCATGGCTTGAGTCAGAACGGCAACCCCTGGAGGTATAGTTTTTAGTCTCTCTCTTTTAAGGCCTCGAGGAAGGGATTCTCCGAGGCCTTTTTCTTTGCCCACCACTCTTTTCGCTTTTGAGACATCTTCACTCTTTGAGCTTCTGTCGGCGCTTTAGGCTTGTGGGGAAGTAATTTTATCTCTTCTTTGGGTTTTTCTGGAACAGTCGGAGGCGGAACAGCCAACTTCTTCAGCATTTTCTCAATCTTCAGCACTCTCCAAAGAACAATGGCGGAAAATATAGCTCCCAGCATTAGGCTTGCCTTGCCAATTGAGGGTTTTGAAGCGGGATGAGCTTTTGAGGGATGGTGAGCGGCACGGTCTTAACTTCGAAATTGAAGAAAGACTGTACGGCTTTAGGAGTTTTGGAGATTTGCCTTTGTTCTTTCATGCGCTCTTTGAGCCATTTGGTCTTGTGAGCCCAGTCGAGGTAATTCACTTTATATCTCTCAAGCATGTAAGTGAGGAATTCGGCCTCTTTTTCTCCTAAGAAACCTTCTTTCATGCAGTGTTTTACGAGCTCGAGGTAATAGCGATGATGGAAAAGCCCCCCGTAAGAAAAATTCTCGAGGGCTTTTATTTGCTTGTGATGTTGAAAGAAGCAGGAAAACTTCTCTTTGAGTTCTGCCAGCCTGTCGAAAAGGTATGTTTGCTCCATTCTGAAGCCTCCTTGTAGGGCAAACAACTTTACGCTAAGGGGTTTTTTGAGACAAGCTCTTAAACATTTCTTTAAAAAGCAAATACTTAAGACAAAGAAGCGATAGACTTAAAAAAATCTTAGCATTAGAGTCTTTGAAAAGTGCGAACGCCCCGGAGTTAACGAGGCGTTCACGGAATCGGTGTTAGGAGCACCAATATCAGATATTCACGTCTGGTATCTTATCCACGAAGGATAATTTCTAGCAAGAAATCCTGCAAGAAATGAGTCGCTCCCCGGTTCCGATAACAACAAAAGGAACCATAAGTGACTAATCCCGAAAATTTTCAAACAAGCCTTTATTACGTTATCCCCTCACAAGTTTTTGATGATGAATCATTAAAAGCCGAGTCGTGCATGCTTTATGCACTTATTTCCGGACTATCCTCTGGAGAGGGTTATTGCTATGCGAGCAATGAATACCTTGCAAAAAGAATGAAATTGTCTAGCAGAAGAATCCAGGTATGGATGGTTGCTCTTGAA